CCTCTCAGTTGGTGGGTCGGTCTCGGCTACGTCTGGGGTTTTCTCTGGAAACCTCACAGCTACCGAAGTGTATTGCCAGAATTGGATTCGCACGAAGGGTAATTCCGGACATTATTGGGAAGGCACCTCAAATGGTAGTGGTTGGCACATTTATCCCATGAATAGATCCGATATGTACATAAGAACTGGTTCAGGTAACGGTGGTCTAGCATTTACTATTGAAAATGATTATGTACGTGGGTTTATTCATTGTACAACGAGTAACGAGATAGGATTTTTAAATACGGGTCGTGCTTGGTCTCTCCGGATGGACAATTCAAACAACTGTCAAGTGTATGGGCGAATGTATGCTTCTGGATCCGTAAATACGACTATGACTGCTAGATATTACAACAGTAGTGGAAATAGTGGAGGCTACAACGGGGTCCGACCCATAAGTGTATACGCAGAACAACACATGAGGTGTTCTGAACTGCAAGTGACAAGTGATCGTCGCATTAAAACAGATATTGTAGATGTCGATGACGGTTCTGCATTAGAATTGCTTCGTAAGATACAACCTAAAACATATGGATACGTGGATACAATGGAAAAGGGAACTAATCGTGTTTATGGATTCATTGCACAGGAAATAAAAGAGCTGATACCAGAAGCTATTGATGTGAGTGAAGGGGACCTACCAAACATATATGGACATGCTACTGTTGATCATGAACAGAATACTATTACATTCAGAGATTTTGACACGAGTAATTTGAATCAAACGGATAGTATCATATACATCGACCAAGATGATAAGAGACAGACTTTGAAGATAAAGTCGGTACTAAATTCTACACAACTTGAAATAGAGGAAGATCTTGAAAAAATCTTAGAAACTTTCAAAACATCTAAATTAGAAGAATATAACTTTACAAGTGAAATATTCATATGGGGACAACACGTTGACGATTTCCACCATCTCCAAAAATCTGCAATCTTCACAGTCGCCACAGCAGCCCTCCAGGAAGTTGATCGACAGCTCCAAGCCGAAAAGGTCAAAACAAAAAACCTCGAAGCGCTCGTTTTGACACTCATCTCACGTGTACAAAAGTTAGAAACGCGATAAATATAAATAATTCGATCAATGTAAAAATCCCCTTATTCTAACGCTTAAAAATAAAAACATAGTATAATATAAATGTCCGGTGGTATCGCCCAACTCGTTGCCGTGGGTGCTCAGGATGCACACATCGTGGGTAACCCCGAAGTATCTTTTTTCAGATCGACGTACAAGCGTCACACAAACTTTGCCCAGACTGTTGAAAAACAGGTTATCCAGGGTAACCCCGCCACAGGTGGTATGTCCACCGTGCGTTTCGAACGCAAGGGTGATATGCTCGGCCACGTGTACATATCCAACCGCACACCCAATGACTCTACAACACGAGCTGGTTGGGAAGGGCAAATTAAGAAGGTTGAACTGTTGATCGGTGGTCAGATTATTGACACACAAACGTCAGTTTTTTCGCAAGAAATCGCACCCGCCATGCTTTCTCAAACGTACTCCAAGTCTCTCGCGGCCGCCTCGGCTGACAAATCTGGGTTCTACCCGCTCCGCTTTTCGTTTTGCGAAAATGCCCAGTCGGCACTCCCGCTCGTGGCGCTCCAGTATCATGATGTCGAGATCCGAATCTCATGGAATACCGTTGTCGCGGCGAAGGATTATGAAGTGCACGCGCAATTCATCTATTTGGATACCGATGAACGTACGGCGGTTTCATCAGCGCCGCATAACATGCTCATCACTCAGACGCAAGAGGCTGTCGCTTCGGGGGATTTGATCCAAGAGCTCAACTTGAACCACCCCGTCAAGTTCATCGCGGCTGTGGGTGTAACCCCCGCCACTGGTCTGCCTACAGGTGCCGATTACGGTATTGCTGGTGGTAAGGTGATACTTCAAATCAACGGTACAGATGTCGGCGATGCGAAGATGGCGAGCCCTCACTACACGTCCGCATCCATGTATTACCATACCCCGTTCAGCACTATGAACAGTAGCATCGCGACCCACTTCCTGTATCCGTTCTGCCTTGATACGTCAAAGCTCCAGCCCACAGGTACCTTGAATTTTTCACGTGTAGACAGTGCCCGTTTGGTATCTGATGCTGGTACATTCAACGGTAGTTTGTACGCTGTCAACTATAACATCCTCCGTATCGAAAATGGTATGGGTGGTCTTATGTACTCCAATTAAATCCCATATAATAGTAAATGTGGGGACTTCTTTTTCTCCTAGCATTCGTGTTTATGATCACCTACGATCCTAAATCCGGAACACTTAATAAATACATACCCACAGAAAACGCACCCTGTAAAGAAGGTCATTACCAGGAAGTTCAATTTGGTCAAAAAGGATATGAGTGCCCCCAAGGTGAAACGTCTAAATTGGGTGCTATTGTATCTACTTAAAAACAAGACGAGTATTTTAATCACAAAATGTTCGCCTTTGACAGGGAAACGGCTACGGTTCTCGCTGTCATAGTCTGTATCGCAGCCTCTGTATATATGTACAGGGAACTTAGGGGTTCTAAAGAAGAAATCACGAAAATTACCTCGTTTCTTGATAAAGTTAAAGAAGAAGAAAAGCAATTTATGGAACAACAGGAACAAATGAAACGTCAGGTACAACTGAATAGACAGGCACAAGCGTCTCAGCAGGCGAAATCACAAGCGGCACCGGGAGCTCAACCCAAACCTAAAACACCCGAAAAACGTGTGACGCGAGGACAAAGTCCTGTGGATATTTCTTCCGAATAAACTTATCAGGGGATTATAGAAGCTAATGAGCAATGAAGAAACATAAAGCTATAGCCATTCCCGTCACATTCGCCGGAGATACACCCCGTTTTCTTACGGTGAGAGATAAACAATTTAAAGAGTGGATATTTGTAACCGGTGGGTGTCGTAGAAGAGAAATATTCACCCCATTACGAACAGCTCTCAGGGAGCTCGAGGAGGAAACGCGAGGAGTCGTTTCATTAAAAGAAGGCGAGTACACGAGCTTTACTTTTAATGTAAAGGAGAGTGCTACAGTTGATCTTGAATACACTGTTTTCATTTTCTTTGTCGGGTATTCTAAATTTGAACAGGCTGATCTTGTTAGAAAATTCAATGAAGAGAAATATAAAATGCATACAAAAAAAATACAGATGAAGAGAACATACGATGAAAATGATTTTATGAGTTTTGATACGTTACCGGAATTTAATTCCCGGCGACGATGGGAACGAATAAAACATAATGTTATTGAAAATCCAGAATTTTACGCTTGCGTGACTTCTCTCGATAGAAAAACATTCCGTATAAAATAATGAAGTCGAAGAATTACATTCTTTTACAGATTAAACAAATACTGATCGATCGTAAATCTTACATGGAAAGACGAGCGGATGAATATATAGAAGAAATACGAAACAAAACAGTGTACGAATTACTAACACTTAAGAAGGAGTTAGCTTCCGAGGAGGAGGAATTCAGGGATGTTTCGTGTAGAACTTCGATATGGCACGAAGAAGAGTATTAAAAAAATAACACGACATACAAATAAGTATGTTTAGATCATGGTGTCGAAAACAGGGGTTTTCGAATAGCTCCAATCTATCACATGTGCTCATGGACGGTGGCCGTCTATCTGTTCCTTTTGATAGGTTGAATGAATTTTATGGCGAATATGTAAAGGCTGTCAAGTCTGGGGAGAAAGTGTGTGTCGTTGAACAAAAGACGGATACGTATAACTTTTTCGTCGATTTAGATTATAAAGATGATGAAGATATACCATTCGATCGGTTAAAGGAATATGTACAAACAATATGCGATCGGGTGACCCATTTTGGTGGGAAAGATGTTCTCGTTTCCGTCGCAGAACCAAAACCACACGGCGATACAATCAAATACGGAATTCACATGAATTGGCCGGGATTCGTAGTCGATCACAGTTCCGCGATGGCGTTACATTCACATATCGTTTCATCGTTATCACTCATGTTTCCCGGGAAACCGTGGGGTGATATTGTCGATACTGCGGTATACGGTGGTGGGAAACGAAACGTGAAAGGGAGTGGATTTCGTATGCCGTGGGCACATAAATATGTAAAGGGTGAATATCAAGGAGAATATATACCTGTACTCAACTATACACACGAAAATGGTAAACTTTCACACGTTTTTGACCGAGAGCCAAGTGTAGAAATTATGCACATGGCAACACTTCGAACGGAGAATACAGAGGTTGTGATAGTTGAAGGATCAACGCGAGATGAAGGTTCGTTCACATTAAAAGAAACTAAAAACATTTTTCAAAATGAAGCGGTGACTCGAGACGTTGAACTTTTTATTCAGAAAAATATGGATGGCCAGGGGTGTGCGCTCATCACGAAAATGTTCAGCGATAAGAATTCATACCTCATATCAACCACATCTAAATATTGTGAAAATCTTCAAAGAGACCACGGGTCAAATCACGTATGGTTTCGCATTGAAGGGCATGTGATCATACAAAAGTGTTTCTGTACGTGTGAAACGATGAAAGGGCGGCGGTATGGGTTTTGTAAAGATTTTTACGGTAGAAAACACACACTTCCGACCAAAATTTTCGACCAATTGTATCCTAAGGGGTATACACCTCCAATGTTTTCAATACCACAGAATGTGTGTACCCCGTGTCCGGAAGAAAAAAAGGAATCACCTATAGAGTGTAGCGAAAAATTACAAGTTTTCATCAACAAACACATGGTACAGAATGAAAATATACGAGTGAAAAGTGTTACGAAAAAAACTAAAAACATCCAATTGGTAAACACGGACTTGAAATGTTCGATATGTAAAAAAATGAATATACAGTTTAAAATTTCCAAGGATAAAATTGTGCAGGTGTGTGCATGTAAATCACGTGAGCATAAATTATCAGATAAAATAATTGGATTATTGTAGATGTTAGTTTTACTACTATTAGGTACACTCGCATATATCATATCGAAAATAACAAAGACCGATACATCTCTAGATGATCTAAACCGTGTTATAAAGGAAACGCATATATATTCCGGTGTAGATGAAGTAACGTATAAAACATTTTTGGCGTTAATTCAGATAGCGAAAGAATACAGGACGCAAGTCAAGTTTTCACAACTGTATCTCGAAAAGGCGCTGAAAAATCTCAATGATCTATCACACATAGACGCGGATATAATGAACAACCTCGCAGGTATATCACATCGTATAGGGTACGAGTTTGAACAAGTACTTATTAAAGTGGCATTTAATCAAAGGGTTGATTTTACACCTAAATACATTTAAAAGAAACGCACACTTTTAAATTATAATGACCGACCAGCCTATTAT